TTTACTCTATTGTAAGCAATAGCCCATCAAACACTAAAGAAGATAATGGTGAAGTAGATGAGGCTAACGTAGAGCTTTACTGCTTTCATAGCACATACTCTGATGCTGTAGAGCTAGGAGTAGAAGTTAGGGCTGCACTAGATAGAAAAAACGGCACGTTTTCAAGTGTAAAAATACAGTCTATAAATTACCTAAACGAGGTAATGGATGTAAATCCAGAGCGCTCTACATGGGTCTGTATACAAGATTATAAAATAAGAATAAATAATACATAAATGGATTTTATACTAGAAAACTGGGAAGCTATTTTAGTAGCTATTATGGTTGCTCTCAGAGCAATCTTCTCATTAATGCCTTCTGATGCACCTGCTGTCAAGGTCTTTGGATGGCTAGACACTTTAATTACAATGCTAGTCGGGGGTGACAAGCGAAACAAAAAGAAAAAATAAAATAAAATGGCACAAACAACAGGAATAATCAACGGCTCCGACCTGCGAATCATGGTCGCAGCGGAAGGCGGAACAGAGTTAATAGTAGACAATATTACAGATTGCTCTATCTCTGTATCTACTGAAATGAAGGACTCGACAGTTAAAGCGAACGCTGGCTATAGAGCTTTATTACCAGGCATGATATCAGCAACTATGAACTTCACATCTTTGTACGCAACTGACTCAGCGGCTGGCACAGGCTACGAGGCTTTAAGTGGTTTTCAGCTTAACAAAACTAAGTGTGACTTCCGTTTCACTCATGTAATAGGTCAAGCTGCTTCTGAAAATGCAGGAGATTTTCGTTACCAGGTGAAGGGTTACATTGATAGCTTAGAGCTTACTGGAGGTACTGAAGATAATGCTTCATTTACTTGTTCAGTACAGATTGTAGAAACTATCGTAAGAGAAACTATTTCATAAACTCATGGATATAACTGTAGGAAACGTAACGTACCCTATGCGAGCTAGCATGAGAGCTTGGAGAAAGTTTGAAAAAAACACAGGTGTAAAGGTTGCCGAGGTAGATGCCTCAGATGTAACTCTTATCCCTGAACTTATTTTTTACTTTGTCGAAGAGGGCTGTGAGCATAACGGGATGAGGTTTACTATGGATGTGGACAAGTGGTTAAGCAAAATAGAGGTAACGGATTTACCGATATTAGTTGAGGCCATGACTGAGGCGATGGGAGGTAAACAAGAAGAGAAAAAAAAAGCGAAGAAGAAGGGGGTGACCCTTTAACGTGGAGTAGGGTAGAGGAGCTGGGGCTAGGTCTATTAGGGCTAACCCCAGGCCCTCTCTACTACATGACTTTTAGAGAGTTTAGCAATGCTGTTAAAGGCAAGCGTGAATCCATAGAAGCGCAGGAGCGCTCAAACTGGGAGCGCACTAGATGGCAGACAGCTTTACTTTTAAACGTACACACTAAGAGAGGCAGCAAGATTAAACCAATTGATTTAGCTGTATTCCCTTGGGAAGAGAAAGAGAGAGAACAAAGCAAGAAACTAGGCCCTAGTGGTTTTGCTTTATTAGATAGTTTAGCTAAAAGAAATAGATAGATGGCAAAGTTAGCGGATTTAGTAGTAGGCATAGGTTTAAACACAAAGCAGCTTAATAAAGACTTGGGCAAAGCTCGTAGAGAGTTTAAAAAGTTAGGCTCTAATTTTAAATCTTTAGGTAGAGACCTTAGTAGAAACGTAAGCCTACCACTAGCTGCCGTGGGTGCTGCTGCTTTAAAAAGCGCTGCCGACCTTGAGCGCTTAGAGACTAGCTTCATCTCATTAACTGGCGGAGCTGAACAGGCTGCTAAAATGATGGAGCAGCTAAATAAGTTTACTGCTGAAACGCCGTTCCAAATTGAAGGTGTAGCAGATGCTGCTAAAAAGCTATTAGCCTCTGGTAGTAATATAAGCGAAGTAAATAACCAACTGCAATTCCTAGGAGATATTGCTGCAACTGGTGGGCATAGGATAGAAGACCTTGCCGCTATTTTTGCCAAGGTAAATGCTAAAGGCAAAGTAGAGCTAGAGAGTTTAAACCAATTAGTTGAGAGAGGCATTCCTATATTTGAGGCCTTAGCAGATGCAACTGGTTTACTACCTAGCGAGCTAGGGGCTGGGGCTGTAAGTGTAGAGCAGTTTAATGAAGCGCTAGCCGGCTTTGCAGAAGAGGGAGGTTTTGCACAGGGAGCTATGGAGCGCCTAAGCCAAACAGCTTCGGGTCAATTTAGTACAGCCTTAGACGCTTTAAAATTAGCTGGTGCAGATTTAATGCAGGACGTGCTACCAGTGATTACTAGAATGATAGCTGGAGTTACTAACCTAGCAAAAGGTTTTACGAACCTTAGCGGAGATACTAAAAACTTTATTTTAGTAGTTGGTGGTATAGCAACAGTAGTAGGGCCTCTGTTATATGTATTGCCACAAATAGCAGCAGGATTTAATTTAGCAAAAGCAGCAGTTGTAGGTTTTAATACGGCATGGCTTGCTTCTCCTGTGGGGCTTGTAGTGGCTGGGCTTACTGCTGTAGCTGGAGCAGTTCTATTATTTGGTAATAACACTAATGACGCTGTACAGAAAAATAAAGACTTTGTAAAAAGCCTAGGAGAATTAGATGAAGAGGCTCGAAGGGTAGCTATCAATACTGAGATAAGATTACTCAGAGAAGAGAAGGTAAAGCTAGAGATTGCGCAGAGAGCAGCAGAGAGACAAATGAGAGCAGGCGGCGGCGGAGAGGTTGGAGTCGGCGCTATGTCTAGAAGAGGCGGACAGTTTCTTAAGTTTGGTGAAGATGTACAGGAAGCTAAAGACAGGATTGCAGGTTTAGAGCAGACTCTAATAAATTTAGATACAAAAGTAGAAGAGGGCACAACAACTCTAGTCACAGCTAAAACGGCTGTTAAGGAGCTAGGCCATGAGGTTGAATTAGCTGGCCAGGCATTTACATTATTTGAAACCCCTCAGCTACTAGGTTTTTTAAACGACTTCTATGACCATAGTGTAGAAGCAGCAGGAGGGCTAGAGCAAATAAAAAATAAGCTAAACGAATTACAGGGCATGTCTGGGCCTACGTTTGAAGCCATGAGCCAGGATGTAGAAGGCTTTACTTTACAAACTACAGACCAGCTACTAGGGTTTTTAAATGATGTAGAGGTAGCTCAAACAGAGTTTACTAATACAACAAACCAAACAAGTCAGGCTATGTCTGCACTAGGAGACCAAATAGGCAACACATTTGCGCAGCTTATTGCTGGCACTATAGACGGCAATGAAGCAATGAGGCAGATAGCTGGTACTATTGTAAAAACGGCAATAGCTCAGGCTATAGCTAACGCTGTAGCAAACGGTGCAAGTTCAATGAGTGTAGAAAACCAGGCTTCTGCTGGTAAAACTATTCCAGGCAATATTGCTGCTGCCTTAGGTGCTGTTATGGCTGCCCTAGTTACAGTACCTAGATTTGCTCAGGGTGGTTTAGTGTTTGGCCCAGGAATGGCAATGGTAGGAGATAACAGAAATGCTGGTCTTGACCCTGAGGTAATTGCTCCGCTCTCGAAGTTGGAAAGTATAATGGGTGGGCGTAGTACTCAGGTTTATGGACGTATTTCTGGGGATGACATTGTAATTAGTAATGAGCGTGCTTCACGTGATAGAAACAGATTTGAATAATGGCTTACACTTATGCAGTCAGTGAATTTACGGATTTAAAAGGTGAGACCTGGAAAGTCAAAATAATAGACACAGCTTCTGGTACTGACCTAAACCATGCTTTTGTCTTAGGCCCTAACGGCTTTAAACTAGATTACAGTTACGACAATTTTGATAGGGCAAAAGCTATACTAGGCTCTAAAGTTAATATTACTTTATTTCACCCAGATGATAACGACACTGCATTTAATACCTTATATGATAAGTTAAACTCTGAGGCAGAAGGTAGCCTAAGACTGGAAATATACAGAGACCCAGATTCAGACAATGAACTTTGGTGGAGAGGTGAAATACTAGCAGAGCAGACAGTTATTCCAGATGAATACCCACACGCTGCTGTAATGTTAACTGCTGTAGATGGCTTAGGTAATTTAAAAGGCATTAACTATACTGACCATGGTGTAGCTTATGAGGGCACTGCCACTGTTTTAGAACATCTTTTTAATATATTAAAGAACACTCACTGCTATGACTCGTTTTCTGCAAGTGATGTTTTTATCAGATTTTATGAGGATTTTGAAGCTTCTAACTTATTATCTGTGTACAATGGTAAGCAGTTAAAGTATGCTAGAGTATCTCACAACAGTTTTTATAATACAAGTGACAACAATTCTAATGAATACTACAGCTGCTATGAGGTTTTAGAAAGCTTTGCTATCACATTTAACTGTACTGTATTTATGGCAAAAGGTTCGTTTTGGTTTGTACCGCTAGGCACAATGCAAAAAAACCCTTTAAACGACACCCTAGATACTTACTACACAATATTAGCCAACGGTACTGAATCGTATTCAGGTGTAGCCTTGGCAGATGTAGATGTAGAGTTTGGAAATAATAACTCAGAATATGAGAAGCTTGCAGGCTGGGAAAGGGCTAGCGTACCAGCTTTTAAAAAGGCCACACGTACTAGAGACTATCAAGGCACCAGTTTTTTTCTAGGTGATTCAAATTACTCTACAGAGAATTTAGTATTAACTGATGATGATATTAACTATTTACAGGGTGATAAATTTAGAGTTACTGGTGAGATACATATTTCTAAAGAGCCGGATGGCCCTGGCTCCTTTCCCTATATAGCAGACTTTAAAAGGCCGCAAAGGTTGCAAGTTGATTTTGAAATGAAGGTAGGAGATGGCGGAGGCACAGCTAAGTACCTTGACCAGGAAGTAGCCTATTCTGATTCTTTCGACCAAACGGTAGGTTTCTACAATTACTCTTATCTC